CGTTGCGTCCGATTTCATTAATGGCATGCATAAGAGGCACAGGTCCGCTAGCTGTTCCCCCAGTTCGTGATAGCGCTGCTCCGCTTGGCCGCAGTCGGCTGTAGTCAATTCCAATTCCTCCCCCTGTCATAAGGCATGACATAGCCCGCCATGTTACAGCACTCCATTCTTCTCTGGTGTCTTCTTCTGCGCGTAGAAGGTAACAGTTATTGTATGCTTTGAAAGGTCGTCCTGCGTAGTATAGGTAACGACCTCCAGGCATGAATTTGAACTCTCTAATATACTCTGCAAGCTGCTTCCTATCGTCATCAGACATGAGTTTATGGACCGTTCCTCCTCTGGTCCCACACACGTCATCAACAAGTCTGCTGGAAAGCTTAGCCCAAGTATCTCCTGGGCCTTGTGCGTACTTAAATCGAAAGACATTTTCTGCAAAGCTATTCTTGAATTCTGACATTAATAGAAACCAATCTTATTGTTTTCCTGCTTCTGCATAGGAGTTCCTTCCTTATCCACAACAGCAGGGGAGTCCTGCTGTGGCTCACCACTTAAGAAATAAATACACCCTTGACCTTGGATGTGACTTTCTTCATAAGATGTAAAGTCTACATCATTAAGTAGTTCTGCAATCAACGATTATCCTTCGTGTCTAATAGACAGTTTAAAGTTTCTTGGCGCATATTTGTATGGTCCTGTCTTTGGTTCTTTAACCGCTTTATACTCATTGGCACACTCTCTGTGCCATGCTTGGTAAGCTGTCTTACGAACGTACATATTGCTAGGAAAGTCATATTCTTTACAATATGGACATTTCATCTTCAAGCTGTCTCCGCAAGCAGCTAAAGCGTCTTGCTGTGCATGTACTTTTTGATGGTCATACTTAGACAATACTTGAAGATTCTCAGGAGAATTATTGTACTTATTTCCGTCGATGTGGTGTACTATCTCTTTGTCTGTTAGATAGCGACCAATAGTCTTTTCAGCAATAACTCTGTGCTCGTAGACGTGTCCTTGCACACTAGCGGCTGGATGTTCTGGTAAAAACAGTCTTCTGTAGTGCTTCATCTATCGTCACCAAACCCAAGGATTTTTCCTCGAATCTGTCGAGATTCTAGCTTGTCGATATTTCCCTGTGCTACATCTTCTAGCGACCAGTTATTATCTGTTGCAATAGCGCCAATGTGAAATAGTACATCGCCAAGCTCTTTATAGAGCTTGGTCATTGCTACATCAGGTGGGAAGTCACCACGAATGAGCTTTTGAAACACTGCTGCCACCTCACCAGTTTCAGCAATGAGCCCCATTACAGCAGCTTCTGGTGTGTAGGAATCAAGACGGAACGTCTCAATCTTCTGTTGATAGCTCTGAAAGTCCAGAGCCTTACTCGTATTAGTTACAATGTTGGAAATAGTTGTTCTCCAGAAAGAGGAAAGTGTTCTTTTAATAGTAGTGAAGCTTGCTTAGCCACATCAGAATGCTCAAGCTGAGTGCCGTGAGCACTACGCAGGCTGCAATAGTGATACCAGCTACGCAGAGTGCCAGACATATAAATACGAGACATTGTAAGCCCTTCAGGAAGCACCACACGAGCTTGTTCTTTAGCGATTCCTCGTTGGATGGCTTCATGATAGACCTGCTTTGCTGCAAATTGAATAGAATGTTGTTGGTAGTCGAACCAATTCTGCAACTCCTCGTCGTCAGTCGCTATGCTGTTTTGTCGGTTCTTAGTGTCCTGTAGCCTAGCCTCACGGAATACATATTCATCTGTGAGAGCAGAAGGCTCTGCATAACGCTGTGAGAACTCTTGGAACGAGAAGCTACGGTGACGTAGTATCTGACGTGCAATATCACGTGTTGTAGTAATTTCTACACATGCAGAAGCCATCTCAAATACTGAGAAGTGTCCATGCTTTAAGCAGTAGGATAACAGACCACCTACTTCTTTGTCTTGGTTTGCAGGATTGGACACCCTTGCTACGTATGCTATAGTTTCTTCTGGATTAGGTGTGATCCATACCAGTTTTGTTTTGCTTACCAGTGAATTACTTTCAACTTCTGTATGCTTACTCATTAGGTATACTTTCCTCTTTGTTTTCCAGTTCTTTAAGGGAACGCTTTAGTTCCTCGTAGGCTTCTTGTTCATCCATGAGACGCTTCCTATAGCGAACATCGTGTCCGTTGTTCTTACTAAGAGCGTCCTCTTGTTGTAGGCGTTTACGTTGCGTCTTTGACAGAGTAGTACTCCTTCTTCCCAATAGCTCGTGAGGCAATAGCGTCCCCCAGCTCAGAGAAATATCCTAGACAAATTGGCTTACTATTTTTATACACAAATACACCAAACTTTTTAATATCTTCTCTATACTGAATACCAGTAGGAAACTTGTTATTCTTTCTATATTCAGATTGGTTTTGTTGATTCTCTAATCTTGTTACTTCCCTAAGATTATGGATACTATTATCGTCTCTGATGTGATTAATGTGGTCAAGCTCTTTCGGTAGCTTACCTGTAAACCATAACCACACTAAATGGTGTTCCACATATAATCTATGGTTAAAGTTAATTTGTCTGTACCCTCTTGAGTTCTGTGTACCTGCTAGTTTTCCAGTAGATTTTCTATAGAATCTATAGCTATTGGTATCTAGAGTATACTTAGATTTAAGAGTTTCTTGTAATTCTTTAGACATCAAAATAAGCGTGCAGCTTTTCCTCTTGGTCCCAAATCTCATCAATGAAAGCATCAACAAGCTCCGCCGATGTCACCCCTAATAGGTCTAGAAGGAGTTCTTCAGGGAGCTGTCGTAGCTTTTCTAGAAGCTCAAATTTATCCATGCATCAAATCGCTACACCTAGTGCTCGTAGTACACCAGCGAAATAGCCGAAGCCTTCACCAGTCCAGCTATGCAGCAGGCCAATAATTGCCGCTGTAGCTCCTGCAAACAATGCTGTTGAGAGCATCAGAATGCGAGCAGGGCAACGGTCTGCTTTATAGGCGGTGTAGCCTAGTACAGCTACAAATAGAAATACAATGGCGTAATAGAAATATAGGTAAATCATTTAGTCCTCTTTTCAATTTCTCGGTTTAGATACCACACAGCTTTCTGTAGGTCTTCTACACCATTCTTTAGATCGGCACGCCACAGATACTTCATGGCGTTGCCAAGAAGAAAACCCATATGTTCTGTAATTTGAATGCATTCTACACCTGAAGGATGCGAGGTGTAGTGCTTTGGATGGTTTACAACATCATGCTTGGGGACAGGCTCAGGCCAAAACTTGGTTTGTTCCCAATCACGGATGTCTACTTCTGAAATTGTGCTCATGATACCTTATCACCCTTTACAATGAAAGCGAGTACATTAGCAGGATTCACAATTACATACCCTTCATCACAATCAATTCTTACCCAACTACCTGAAGTGTTTACCTCAGTAACATTGGTTAGACGTAGTTCATGACCATCCTTAGATACCACACGACGTAGTGTCTCATTTACTTTCATATTACTCATAAATAATTTTCCTTTAAATATGTCGCTGCTTTTGTCTTGTTATTTAAATATCCAAGAATTGGGCTTGCGACGAATACTTCTTTGGCGTATTCGCCAAAATACTTTTGCAGCACCTCGATGATTGTCGAAGTGAAGGAATGTTGAGCGATTTCAAACTTTGACATTAAAAAGTCCAGCCTGTTTTTCGTCGATTGCGCCGCCACGGACGCCATTTCCATTTTTGCGGATGTAAGTCTTGTCTGGTGCGCAAAGATCTTCACCGTTGAAATGATTGGCGATTCCTAAGCGACGAAGACCAACTTTTACGTACTCAGGCTGAAACTCAATTCCCACGGACTTTCTTCCCAAGCGCCGAGCTACCGCACACGTAGTAAAAGTTCCTCCAAAAGGATCTAAAACCAGATCGCCCGGGTTTGTGCTTGCCTTGATGATCCGCTCAAGGAGCGCTTCTGGCTTTTGGCTCGGATGCTCCTCATATTCTGGCATTCGATAGCGTACGCGGGGTATGTACCATGTGTTCCCAGGTATTTTCGTTGTTTTGTATGGGGTGGGGACTTCTTTTCTGTAATCAATGAGCTTTCTAACTGCTCCGGTTTTGGCCTCTACTTCAATTTCGTTTGCGTTGAAGGTGTAATTCTTCGGGTCCCTAACGCAAAACAAAATTGGTTCGTAAAGGGATCCAAAGTACTTCTTGGCTTGAACGCCAGAGCTGTCGTAATGCCAAACTATCCTAGATAGTACGCTTAAACGCTCTCTTAGCCACAGGTCTAGGTAAGGCATTGCCTGAGTGCTGGTCATTACATAAAGACTGCCATTGGGTTTTAACTTTGCAATGCACAACTCCAGCCAGCGATAACACCATTCAGCATAGGCGCGGTCAGAAGGCCATGCGTCCTTGAAGTCGCCGAAGCGCTTACCGATGTTGTAGGGTGGGTCAGCAAACACCAAGTCAACTGACCCATCCTGCACATCTGACAATGCTTCTAAGCAGTCTCCATAGTAGATGGAGGCATCAGGGCTTTCGTACTTCTCGAATTCATTCATTTCTTGCTTTGCCATGTGTGATCGCCAAGCGTAAGAATTCGTCTAGGAGTATATCGCTCTTTATGGTTGGCCTTTGCTCTCTCATTGTACGCCACAAGAGGGGACAACTCAAGCTGGTCACGAATATCAACTTCTGAAATTGTGCTCAAAATATCTCCTTAACAATAGTCACTATAACTAGTCCAAATGTGTCCACAACCTAGACAGTGCCATGTAATCCAATCGTTTCCACCGTCATAAGTTTCACCACTATCAATTTCTTTAGCATCCAACGTACCACATTTTGAGCATCTCATGAATATTTCTTCCTTAAATAAGACATAGAGACTGGCATGATGTCGAAGCTGCCCTCTGGCGTAACTTCGTGTAGCATCAATACTCCTTTAAAATGTTTGTTCCCTTGTGGACCAAGATATTCTTCGTCGTGTTCGTAGGAACTTCCACATATACACGCTGTAAGACGTGTACCATCTGCTCTGTTAGTTGTAGCAAACTGTAGTCCTTGCTGGTGGCCGGCGATGCAGCTTTGGTGCTTCTTGGTTAGTAGAGCTTGTGCTGATGTACAGGGCCTACCGAGCACCCCGGTGGTGAAATAATGACTAAACGCAATGTTGTTAATCATCACCACTTCTAGGAACTCATGTACTTCCCATTCGGCAAGCTGCATGTCTTTGTAACCAATAACACCATCAAGCTTAGCATCATTATCTACAGCACGTTGAACACGTGCACAATGGTTGCCACGTAGATATACTAGCCTGGGCTTGTAGATTTTCTTGGCGTTCTTACGTTGAGCTTCTTGCTTGTCTTTTAATGGTTGTAAAAGAACTTCCATTCCTTTATTACCAGCAGCAATGTCATCAACATAGCGTCGTCCTTCAAACTGACGCTTGCCCACATCATAGGAGCTAAGAGAAGGCATGTCCCAATGGTCACCTAAGTGCACCACAATGTCTGGTTCTTTCTCTACTAGATAATTACCAATGAATGATAGGTAGTCTAGGGAAATTCCAGGCTTACATTGGGTGTCTCCGATAACGAGGATTTTACTCAATTCATTTCACCGTGCCCAGGAAACTTAAGCCTTAGTGGCTGATGCTCTGCATCCTCGTCGTCAAGACCTGAGTCATATGGTTCATCTAGGTTGAATTGTACACCAGCAGAAAGCAAATCGTTCATAGCGTAGTTAACTAGAAAACTCATTTCTCGTTTGTTGATGTAGCCATCCACCACAATGTTACCCTCTTCGTCGAAGCTTTTGATTCGTAGTTTCATTCTTCTCCATCTTTGTTTTTTCAGTGTGACAGGTGGAACATAGCACTTGTAGATTTTCTTTCTCGCAATATAAATTCTCTACGAAAGTGTTCCAATCTACAAACCCCACAACAGGATCTACAACAGGCAGGATGTGATCCACGTTTACTTGCTTAGCAGGGAACTCCCCACCACAAGAGGCACAGCGAAAATGCTGCGCAATACGCCCTGTTAAAGTGTTAACCTTTTTTTCAGTCTTAGACTCGTTTAATGTTTCAAAGCGAGGGGGCCAGCGTCTGCTACCGGCACGCAATGCTGATACAATAAAGGACTTACGTTTTGCAGCCGACCATGTGCTCATTAATTAGCTTCAGCATAAATTCATTTTCATGTTTAAGTCGACTGTTGTCTTCTTTAAGAGTTGTAATAATATTTTCAGCACTAGCTAAGGCATTATGCTTATTTGCAAACTCATGATAAATATCTAGTGCTTTCTCTTCTTTTACCCCTGCCTTACGTAGAGCCTGAAGAAACGTCAACGGGTACATGCCATTCATCATTTTCCTTTTGATGTATATAGAGACAACGAGCATTCAGCATAAGTTCTTCTTCACAACTAAAGTAGTCTTTAACAGCATTGTAATAGAACACAGCCAGCTCAGATTCTGTGCCAGCAGAATCAATCCAATCTTCAAAGGCTGTCTCAAGGATGCGTTCTGCCTTCTTAGGGCCTATGCCCTTAGCTCCTTTGATATTATCGGCTGAGTCGCCGACAAGGAGCTGGTAATAGAAGAAGCGGAGGGCATCCCTAGGACTTACAAGATATCGCTCTTTCTTTTTAGGATTGTAATGCCACCCAGGGATAGTGTTCAAATCCTTATCCACCGAAACTATAATTGTCTCTCTGGTGGGGTCACGCATAGCCTCAATGCCCACTAGATCGTCTGCCTCACAATTGATGCTTTCATATGCCTTCCATTCAGTACGTAAATGTTGTTTACACGCTGCTAAATGCTCTGGCTTTACAGCATCCTTTCTGTTGGCTTTATACTCAGGGTAAATTTCCTTACGAAAGTTAGTATCTCCCGTACAGAAGAGCATATATTCTTCAGTGTTAAGATCAATTAACGTTCCTTGGATAAGGTCATTAAGCACTTGCCTCGCATTCTGTTCACTTGTGCCTTCTGCTAAATGTGCAGCAGCATAGGCAAACGAATCACTATCTATTAGAGCAAGCATCAATAGGGGATGTCTGAGTCGTCAGCAGGCAAATCATTTGGCTGATCAAACAAATCAGGAGCATTATAGACATAGGCTACAAGCTCGTCTGCCAGCTTCTTAACGTCATTTACATTGGGTGGTGTCTTAGCACCAGTAGTGAGCAGAGCAACAGC